GGATTCCCAACCTGCTTTGTCTTTATGTGCTAAAACTTTGATTTGACTTAAAGAAGCTTTGGATGAAATTTGGGCAAGATCTTTAATTTTTAATAATCCCCAATCAGCCAATAATACAGCTATTGTATTTCTTCTTTCAATATCGTTTGTAGTAATATTAGATTCTTTTCCATCTAAAGAGAATAATTCTTTAAAATGAACGATAAAATATCTTCCTTGTTTATGTAATATATGACAAGATTGATATAGTTTTTTATCAGTACGACTTGCGATACCGATACGTGTTAATGTTTCTCTAATTTTTAAAAAGTTATCTGGTTCGATCAGAAAAACTTCTAACATTTTGTCTGGACTCCATGCATATGGAACAGACTTATTTGAATCTTCTTTTACAGTCTCTAATGATTCTTGTTTATTTTCAACTTCACTCATTGTATGCCACCTTTATAAAATTTTGATTTAATAATTTCAATCTGCTCTGGTTTTAAAAGGGATAATATCTCTTTTGCTTTTTGAGCAGAAACGTTATAATATTCCATAATAAAAGGTTCATTAGAATCTTTAGATTTTTTTGCCCACTTTTTATTCGAATATCTTTTCTTCTTAGCGACTATATTTAGGTAAAACAGAAATTGCCACTTCTTTGGAACATAGTGCAAAATGTTGATTTCATTAGCTATTTGTACTGTATCTGGAAACATAGAAAGAGATCTATTGATAATATAAGGTAAATAATCTTCTTCGAAAGTCTCTGTTTCGTGTAGGTTTTCTTTACTGTAATTGATAGCTGTGACGAACTTAAATGGGTTTGTTTTATACTTTTTTACTTCCACTGACATTTTTTCATTATCTCTGTCATTGCAGCAATCTTATTAATATTCGCATCTGCTACGAAAGCTGACTTGTATTGATAATCTGCTAGTATTAAAACCAACTCTGGTATTGAATTCTTTTCAATTGCTGGTTGGCATTTTTCAAATATTTCTGAGAATAAATTTGTAGTATCAATGTCTGAATTAAGATCAATCCACTCACGCATTTTATCCCACTCTTTATTCTTTAAATATTTAAATAAGTGTGTGTAAGACTCATCTGATACCCCCACAAGAACTCCTGTGTCGATAGTACCACCTACCGAATATCTTTGTAGTTCGTTTAATGTTTTTCTAAAGTCAGGAAAGAACTTTTGTATAAGAGTAGCGACTACTTTCTTATCGTATTTTATATTTTCTTTTTCCAGGATCTCAACAACTCTATTGAAAAAATCAGTAGCAATAACTGCTCTCTCATCATTTGGTATTTTAAAGTCAACTACAGAACATCTTGATTTAATCGGATCAATAATTTTATTCTTAAAATTACAAGTAAGTATAAATCTACAATTAGAAGAAAACTCTTCTATAAATGCTCTTAAAGCTGGTTGCATTATATTCGGAGTCATATAATCAGCTTCATCTAGAATAATAACTTTTTTTGCTGCAGTCAAAGATACAGTTGAAGCGAATCCTTTAATCTTTACTCTTAGAGTGTCAATCATACGACCCTCTTCAGAACCATTTATGATTATATACTCAGCACCAATTTCATCACATAGTGCACGAGCCACAGTAGTTTTACCAACACCTGCTGTACCATAAAATAGAAAATGTGGTATCTGTCCTCCTTTAATGAAAGACTTTAATGTAAGTTTAAAATTTTTAGGTAAGATACATTCGTTGATTGTACGAGGACGATACTTTTCAACCCAAACAAATTGATTGTCAGATGTGTTTATCATAATATAATATAGATGTATAATGGGAGTATTCCTCCCATTAAATTATTTGCCGATTACAGAATCAGATTCGATTGCGATGTAATATACTAGCGAACCTTTAGTCGCTGAAAATTTAGATAGTTTTTTGCTATCAACTGTCACTACATAATCTGTAAGTACAATTTTTTGTAAATTATCAACTTTCATATTTACTTTAAACTCTTTATCTGATGTACCAATATCTAGATTAAAAGTATTAGCTGTTGATTGTCCTGATTTTGCAGCTTGTTGTGCTTTTTTATCAGCAACTTCAACACTTACTTTACCATCTTTTGATACGATTGATATATCACTTACTTTTAAAACTGCTGCTGACTTTGAAATAATATCTAAATCTGCTGCTCTTAAATTAAAAGATACATCATCAGAAACAGGCAAACTTTCTTTTGATGGAACAAGTAGCATTTCACTTGCTGCTGAATAGAATTTAATTTTTTGATGACCTTTAGAAATCATGCAGAAATTATCAGCAAATGTTAAATCTGGATCTTCCATTAATGTGTAAGCTGATAGAAAATCGTTTAATTCATATATACCAAAATTCCCAGAACCATTAATTGGCAAGTTCTCTGAAATTTGTGCTACAGCCATTACACTTTTTGCTGGCGATATTGTTGATATTTTATTACCATTCTTTAACATTAGATTGGCATTAATACCTGCGAAGTTTTTCATAATCGCAAGTGTTTCTTTACTTAGTTTCATTCTCACTCCTTTTCATTATTAAGTTTTTCTCCTTGATCGTGTATATGTAAAGCAAGAAGAGCATAGTGTAAAATCTTTAAAAGATCTTTACGATTTTGTCCATCTTTATGCCCATACCTTTGAGCATATTTTAAAACATTGCCTAGTGTAAATCCTAGACCATGACCACAATCAACGATGAACTCTGTTGACTGAAATTTCTTTTTAGAATAATGACCTTTATATGTTTGGTCAATATATTCTTTTAATTCTTTTATTAGTTTATCTTCGTTAAATTTATACATTTGTTAATACATCTTTAAAAAATTGTTTATCTTCCTCTGTCTTTGATACTTCTGCTCTTACAGAAGAATCTCCTACTGGAGTCGTTTTAACTATACTCTCAGGGTTTAATCCTTTCGCAGGAAAAAAATAAACTCCTGGACTTATTTTATTGGTTTTAAATAGCCAATTAGGATATCCTATTTTATCTGAATCGGCTTTACGATTTTTTAATAAATTCATATGAGCAGAATAACATTCTGCTGCTGAAATTACTCCAGTTTTCTCAATATTTGGAAAAATAGTAATTACTGCATCAACCCATTTTCTTTGGGCTTTAGAAGCATTATCGTATGTTATCATATCACTATTATATTATATTTTTTATTGTAAGTAAAGTGGGAGAAAAAATGAAATTTTCTTATATGGGACTCCCACTTCACAATAAACTAACAAACTCCCATTAAGAAACTTTTATATCAATACCAAAAGCTTTTAAATCATTTAAAAACGATTTATCTTCTTCTGATACTCTGTTGGTAATAACAATAGGTTCAGCTTTCCCACTTAAAGATTGAGATGCTTTTTGTACTGTCACTCCCTCTGCTGGAAACAAATAGATTCCTCTTTTAATTTTATTAAGTTTAAACAACCAATTTGGATATCCAATTTTTGGACTACCTGAAACTCTTTGTTTTTCTAATAGTTTAAAAGAGTCATAACATTGTGTTGCTGTAATATGCCCATTGGTCACACAATCGGGTAGAATTTTCGCAACGTTTTCTACCCAACGTTTTTGTGATTTAGTAAGTGAATTCCAAGTTAGCATTAAGCACTCACTGTTTGTTGTTGATTAACTACAGCACTCGCAACTTCAGACTCTGATGGTTTCGGAGCCGAAGTTTCTTTGTTATTTGATACTTTGTCAAATAAATCAATAAAAGCAAGTCTTGTTGCTTCATCGAATCTATTCGTACATAACTGTATAGATTTATCAATATCTTTAAATACTGAATATGCTCTTACAATATGAACCAATCTTCTTGTAGTAATTGTTTCATCAACACCACCAGATTCATTTGTTTTTCTAATTACATCAGCCCACTTAACTAAAGTCTGAGCAAATTTGTCATTCTTACACTTATAAGAGTCCATCAGATTTTTAACGATCTTTAATTCAATCGATGGTGTTGGATATTCTTGTTGGAATGTCACAGCAAATCTTTCAAGAAATGCTTCATTCAAAACATTCGTACCAATATATCTTCCATCTTCTGATCCCTTACCCTTAGTGTTCGCTGTCGCGAATATATTAAAGCCAAATTTAGGAACGATAATCTCATTCTTTAATTTAAAATAGAATGGCTTTCCTTCAAGGATAGGTTGCAAGCATAATAGAGTATTAGCACCACCAGCATCGATCTCATCAAGCAATAATGGTATTCCTAATCTCATTGCTATAACAACTGGTCCCTCTACGATTTGTATATTACCATCGATAAGTGTTTTAGTACCAATTAATTGATCTTCATCTGTTAAGCTGTTTAAATTAACTCTAATTAAAGAAATTTTATGTTTTGCACAAATTTGTTCAATTGAAGTGGATTTACCATTACCAGTCGGTCCAGTCACAAATGTTGGATAAAATTGTTTAGAAGATATAATGGTTTCTAAATCTTTGTAATTTCCAAATGGAACATAATTACTATCTCTAATTGGAATTAAAGACTTAACATCTAAATTAGAAGATTCAGATTTTACAGTATCTACTTTGACAACATTATTTGTCACTGAAGAAGAAACACTTGACAGAGGAATAATATAAGCACCTCTTCCAGCTTTTTGTGCTCTCACCCAATTATAAACTTCTGATTTGTTATCAAATTTACTAGTTTTAAAAACCTTAACAATTTGTTTCCAATTAAATTTATTCTCATCATTAGAATAAGATTTATGTAGAGATTCTACAAACTTTTTTATATTCACATCATTCATCATATATTTGCCTTTTTTAGTTAGTTTATACATATATTATACCATAAATCGTTGAAAAAGTATATACTTCCAGAAAATAAAAAAGATATATATTTCAATAGCTTAGTCATATTATAGTTTTTTATTTTCGTAATCTTCTAGATTTTCATCGTTTTTTGGTACAATTTTAACGATTTTTGTGATTACATCCCCAGTGGTTATTTTAATTCCACCCAAAGTTAATAGTGTGGAACCAAAACAACCTGATAGAGAAAGTAATATCATAAATTTAAATATTAAAGTATGGAGTTGCATTTTTATATTTGTCCAGCATCTCAACTCTATTCGTAATCCATTCATCAAATAAAGGGAGTGCCTTTGAATTAGTACCATCCCAATTAATAAATGCAGTTTCAAAAAATTCTATTTTTTCATTAGGAAATTTTTGTTTATGCTCAGCTTGATATTCAACTAATTGTTTTTTCCAAGCATCAAATAAAGCATCAGACACAAGAGGATTGTCTTTATACCAATACATATAAGAATGTATAAGTATTTTAGATCTTAACTCTATAATTTTATCTTTTAATGAAATTGTTTCAGCCATTATGCTACCTGTTTTGCAAAAGAAGTTAATAAGAATCTACTATTTCTATTTTGTTTTAAAAGCTTAGTAAATGATTTTGCTATTT